GCATCACATTATGAAGAACAATGCTAAAAAAGTATTCTTTGAAGTTATGAGAGACCAGTTAGAGGGCATTACGATAGACACACCTGTTAATATAACTTATCAGTTATTTAGCCCAGACAGAAGAAGAAGAGATAAGATGAATGCAATAGCTGTTGTATCTAAATTTCTTTTGGATGCTATAACACACTATGGTTGCTGGGAAGATGACAATGATGACTTTGTTAAGACAGAGACAATACTACCTACAGAATACGACAAAGGTAATGGTAGAATAGAAGTTGTAATTGTTAATAACTTTTAGTTATTATATTTTTATTTTGTCATATATTTATGTATGACTAAGAATGAGTTATTAGCAGAGCTTTACAAGAGCCACAAAAAGTGGGTTGGATTGGCTGTTAAGTTTGTAGGCTCTAATATGTTTGCTGAGGATTTAGTACAAGAAGCATATTTAAAAATACACAGGTCTTTAAAAGACGTTAATAAGATTTTAAACGAAGATAACGGAATACGATTCGGTTACTTCTACAGTACTTTGTTTAGTGTTTGTATTGATTATAAGAGGGTAAAAAGTAAGCAGCCTCTCGTTGAGTATGATGAGGTTGTTTACTCTTACCAAGTTTTAGAAGCTTTTGACATTAAAGAAAACTATGCCTTCCAGAACTTAATGGATAGTATCGATAAAGAGATAAAGCAATGGCATAGGTACGATATAATGTTTACGGACATTTACTACAAGACAGATATATCTCTAAGAGGTTTAGAGAAGGAAAGCAAGTTTATAGATGAGGATGGTAATCAGTACAAAGGCATAAGCCTAACCTCACTATACAACACATCTAAGAACTGCAAGAGAAGACTAAGAGAAAAGTTTGATGAAGATGCTCAAGATTACTTTAACGGAGACTACGACAAATTATTATAACCAGCACAACATTATGAAGAATTGGAAAGAGAAAGATTTGTTTGAATGGTTATCTAAAAACTATTACAAACAACTTGTAAATAGCAAGAATCCAATATCTAGATGGGATTGTTATGATTTAGATAAGTGTCATAGAGTAGAGCTTAAATGTAGACGAAAGCATTACAACACATTAATACTAGAAAAGTCCAAGTACGATGCTATTATTTCTGAGTCATTAAAACATCTTGACATACCAATCTATATTAACAGTACTCCAGAGGGAGTGTACTTATTTAACTTAAACAAAATAAAACCTAATTGGTTTGAGAAGTCATTACCTGCAACAACAGAATTTGAGAACAGGGTTTGGGTTAAAAAAATTATAACTGAATTAGATATAAGTCAATCAGTAAAAATAAAATAACATTTATTGTAACTACATATTATGGAAGAATTTAAAGGAGATAAAAGAACTAAAGCTTACAAGGAATGGAAAGCTAAGTTTGATAAAGACAATGAGAATAAGTCTAAAGGACTTGGAGATACTGTAGCCAAGATAACAAAAGCTACAGGTATCAAGAAGGTTGTTAAGTTTATTGCTGGAGAAGACTGTGGTTGTGATGAGAGACAAGATAAGCTGAATAAAGTATTTAAGTACAGGAATGTTAAATGTTTAACTGAAGATGAGTTTAATACTTTAGCTAAGTACTTTGACACTAACCAAACGATATACAATAAACACGCACAGAAAGAGTTACTACCTATAGCACAAAGAATATTTAGTATAAGGATAACAGGATGTACCTCTTGTGCATTTAAAGGAAAGGTTCTTAATCCATTGAAATCAGTTTACTCTACATACAAATAGATATTAAATTTATTTGTTATATGAAATAATAATACTATATTGCAGTTCATTTAAAATACAACATTATGAAAAATATAAAACTGCTAAACGGAGATGAGTTCAAAGTCTCTGATATTATACCTAAGATGTATGATGATGTTTTTTACTATGGCTACTTAGGTCAACACGCATTATCATCTTCTTCCTGCAAGAAATTAATAGAGTCCCCTAAGGCATACGCAACATCACTTACTGAAGGTTCGCCAGATAGTCAAGCACTTAGAGATGGTAGACTAACACACTTATGTGTACTAGAACCACATAGACTTGATGAGTTTACATTTGTAGACGGAACTAAAGCCAGTAAGAGTTTTAAGTTAACAGCAGAAGAGTTAGGTAAGGATTTGGTTTATACTAACCTAGAACTTAACAAGGCACAGAAGATAGCTGAAGCTGTATTGGCTAATGAAGAAGCTGCTGCTTTACTAAGTGGATGTGAGTTTGAGATACCTGCAATAGGAGAGTTTATGGGATTACCATTTAGAGGTAAGGCAGATGCAAAGAAAGGAACAACTATCATAGACTTAAAGACTACAGCCAACATACAAGACTTTGAGTACTCAGCTAAGAAATATAGTTATGACTTACAGGCAGCTTTATACCTAGACTTGTTTGATGCAGATGACTTTATATTCCTAGTAGTAGACAAGAGAACGTTAGATGTTGGAGTCTATACTATTACAGCAGGATTTGTAGATAGTGGACTACAGAAGCTACAGGTAGCTACAGACGCTTATAAGAATTATATTATGAGTGACTACGATTTAGAACAGTATACATTTTACGGAGAATTGTAGTATGCCATTTAACAAGGATGTGTCCGACCACTTCTATGAACTAGGACTTGACTTACTATTTATAGGTTACACTAGAGCAGACCTAAGGCTTTGGATTAAGAAGGCAGAAGAAGATGAGTGTTATGAAGAGTGTGACGGATTACTTAGAGCGTTAAACTTTAAGGGTAGTATGGAGGAAATGGGATATAACTATGGCGAAGAAGAAGAAGACTTCATTTAACTATTACAAGACAAACAACGAGGCTCAGAGTCATTGCTTTAAAAAAGGATACGTAATATACCCAGAGGCATTTGAAGGTAGCTGGAGAGTATCAATAGAGCTAGGACATAGGAAGCATACATATCCAGAGGTATTGTCGCTTACAGAGGCTTATATTAAAATATGGAAAGAATACGAAAAAATACAAAACAGAGATAACAATGGCAAAACTTAGAACATACAACGTAGAAGCAGCTAAACAATTAGCTGATAAATTTGTAGAAATAACAGGATTAGATTTAACAAGCACATCAAGATATCAAGAACAAGCATACTTTAGAGCTTTGTTCTATAAGGTAATGTGTGATATAAACGGAATGAATGATAGAATGATATCTGAATGGTTTGGAGATATGGGAGTAAAAAGAAACAGGTCATCTATATTCCACGCATTAAGAAAGATAAATGTTTACTATGAAAGCTTTGTTAAGTTTAGAAATGTTTATGACTTATTCTTTGACGATAAGAAGAAGCAAAGAGAAAGAATAGAAAGCAGGAAGTCTGAAAGGGTTAGGATAATAAACGAAAGAATAGATAGAAAGCTTGATGCATCGGATAGAAATAAGATACACGAGTTAGCAGATGTTATTCCAGAAGATAGGATAGATGAGATGTATGAGATGATGACGTTAAGGATGAAGTCTTGGGCTTGGAAATCAAAAGATAGATGTGAGGTAATACAGAGCAGTACATCAATGGATGGAATGTGCTGGTAAACAAAACCTAAACATATCGTTATAGTATTAAGATTAAACTTATGGCTAAATCAAATGAGATTAAACCTACTGATGGTAGGAAGTATAACAAAAGGAAGAAAGGTCAGTTAGATGTTGTTAAACCTACTACAGCAGCTATAAACAAAGCTAAGAGAGAAAGGATGAAGGAGTTCGGAGTCAAAGCCATTAAAAAGGTATTTGGTTCTGAACAAGACTTCTGGATGAGTCTAGCAGAAGAGGCTAAGAAAAACCATAACGATAGAAAACTATTACTAGAGTATGTCTATGGGAAACCTAAAGATGGGTTTGGTAATGCTACACAGAAATCAGCAACACCTGTTATAAATTTCTATGGACACCAACCTCCTACACAAGAAGATATTATAGATGTAACACCAGAAGATGAAGAATAGCATAAACTTACACGATAAGTACATACCTTTATTCCAAAGCAAGACAAGATACAATGTTATTACAGGAGGTAGGGGTAGTGGTAAGTCTTTTGGTATAAACGTATTCCTACTAAACCTTACATACGAAAGTGGACACAAGATATTGTTTACTCGTTATACAATGGCATCAGCCAATACATCTATTATACCAGAATTTGTAGAGAAGATTGATATGATGGGAGTAAATGCTCACTTTAGGATAACTAAGGATGAGATAACTAACCTACAGACAGGTTCTTCCATTATATTTAAGGGTATAAGGACATCTAGTGGTAATCAGACAGCAGCACTCAAGTCTTTGAACGGAATTACAACGTTTGTAGTCGATGAAGCAGAGGAACTTGATGATGAAGGTACATTTGATAAGATAGATTTCTCTATAAGGTCTCAAAACAAGCAAAACAGGGTTATTTTGATACTAAACCCAACTACAAAGGAGCATTGGATATATCAGAGGTTCTTTTTAGGTAATATTGTTGATGCAGGTCATAACGGAACTAAAGGAGACACAACTTACATCCATACAACGTATAAAGACAACAAAGATAATCTATCAGACTCATTTCTTAGCAGAGTATTAGAGATGAAGGCTAGAAGACCAGATAAATACCAACATCAGATACTAGGAGGATGGTTAGCTAAGGCAGAAGGAACAATTATAAGAAATTGGAAGGTTGGAGACTACATACAGACAGAAAAGACCATTTATGGGCAGGATTTTGGGTTCTCTGAAGACCCTACAACACTTGTAAAGATTTCTATAGATGATTTTAACAATAGAGTCTATGTAAAGGAGATTTATGGTAAAACAGGGCTTTCTACGTCTGATATAGCAAATATGAATAGGGCTGAATGTGGCTTAGACTTGATAGTTTGTGACTCATCAGAACCTAGACTTATAAAAGAACTAAAGAAGAAAGGATTGAACATACAACCTGCTGTAAAGAAGAGTGGTAGTATACTATCTGGTATAGCACTTATGCAGGACTATGAAATAATAGTAGACCCTAGAAGTAAAGGTGTTGTAAGAGAGTTTAATAACTATGTATGGCACGAGAAAGGTGTAAGACCAATCGATAAGTTTAATCACTTCTGTGATGCTATAAGATATGCCTTGATGAGATTAGCTACAAGTAAGAACAAAGGTATCTACACAATAAGATAGAGCGTTTAATATAAAGGGGTGCGTTTATTATGGAGGGGTAACAATTAATTTTGTTGCTCCTTTCTTATTTTTATTCCGTCTTTGTTATGAAGGGGTAACTCACTATGTTTAATATGATGGGGTATGTTTAATACGGAGGGGGTACTATGTTTAATATAATGGGGGTGGGGTTGCAAATCTGTTGGCTTTTGGCTAAAAAATAATTTAACAGTTTTTCTTTGGTAGTTTAAAATAGTTTTTGTAGTTGCGTGCCTGTACATTTGTTATGTTTTATGTTACAAAGCTATATTTTGTAAAAGCATCTAAAAAGCATTAAAAAAAAGTTTTTGTAAAGTTTTTTACTTTTTTTGTTGTTTATTAAAAAAACTTTTGTAGATTTGCTTCAGTTCTTTGACATATTGAAAATACACTTTTAACCTCGTTCGCTTTGCGTTCGGGGTTTTGGTGGTAAAAAATAACATTAACTAAAAACTAAATAAGATGAAAACAATTTGGCAGACTGAATGGGAGACAATAAAAAAAGGTCAAGAATATACCTGTGAATATTTTGATGATAATGGAAACATAAAAGAAATTACTGGTTTTGTGGACTATGTTTTACAAAATTCTTGGTATACATTAATTACATTAACTAATGGTTTTGAATATGTTTCATATACAAAAAAATACTTAAAAGCAAATAATATAAAAAGATACTAAAATTAATAATAATTTAAAACAATAATATGAATACAGAAAAATCAGCTAAACAAATAGTAAAAGATTTGAGAATTAAAACAAAAAAATTGTCTGAAAGTACTAACCAAACATTAGAGCAATTTAATAGGCTTGAATATCTAAAAAAATTAATTATACAAATAGAATCGGAATTTAATTTATAGAAAAAAACATTAATTTAATTTTATACAATATGAAAACAATTAAACAAGTATTAAAAAAAGCAAATCAAATATTAACAGAATGCGCAAAGGGTGCTTCCTATGCAATTAACAACTAAAAAACTTTATACAATGGACGAAACAATACAAATAATAAAAAGCCTAGCAAATTTGACAGACAATCTTTACCTGTTAGATAAAATAACTTTATTAGAGCAACAAATCAAAAACGAACTTAATAAATAATATTATGAGCATTTCAACAAAACTACAACAAATAGCTGAGGATAATAATTTTGATATTGACCTAGCAAACGCATATCATAATGAAGATACTTTTAACGACTTTTGCGATAAAGTTAACGATGCAATAATGCAGGAACAAATCATATATTATTATGAAGCTATGAAGTATTTAATGCGAGAAGATGCTTCTCTGTCTGATAGCTTAGATATAGCAAGCGAATACGGATTAAGAACCGAAGACTTAAACAGCGAACTTTTAGCGACGTTATTATATCAACAAAAATTAACTGAGCAATGGTACGGAATTGAAGAACAAGTAAAACAACTTTTTAACAACTAAAAATAAATAACAATGATTAACACATACAAAATTAACTTAGTATTATTATTAAAACTTAGCAACACAAAAAAGGATTTTCTTTGTTTTAATGTTGAAAATAATACAATAACGGAATACACATTAACAAATGATTTAACAAGGCACAGGTTAAAATATCAAACATTTAAATTAGTGCAAATAATAAAACCACAGATAAATAAATTAACAATAGAAATATAAAACAATGAGAAACTTATCCGACCACTATTTAAAAGAATTAAAGAAACTATCTAAACAGGAATTAATACAACGTATTGACTGGAAAGAGGGAACTATCAACAGACAAAACAACGTTAACGAGATAAGCGGAGTTTATAAAATAAACGTCTATAAAAACAAATCTTTAGTACATTCCATTTCAATGGGTTGGAAAGATAACCCACACGGTGCAAGGTTTAACCAGGTTAAGGACTTAGCCAGTAGTCTAATGACAGCTTACCAAGATTACGAAAGTTTAATTGAAACCGAAATAATTATAAAAGATGACTGGGACGAATTACCAAACAATTAAAACACTATAACAAAATGAAAGACTTAATTAATTTACTAGAAAATAACTTTGAAAAGTTAGATGCAAATACTTATGCTGAATGGCTAAACGATAACCAAACAGAACCAACCACAGCAAAAGGAATGATTAAAAAAATGCATTGGCTGGATGATAAATGTAAAACACTATTAACAGATAAAAGAGTTAAACTCGTTATAGATGATAGGGCTTTAATTGTAAACATTTTAACAAACTAAATAACTAAGATATGAACAGAAAAGAATTACTACAGGAATTAATAGAACTACAAAGCGATGAGTTTGACTTTAAAAAGGCTATGTATCTAACAAAAAAACAAATAATAAGAAAGATAATACAATGCGCTCACTATTATAAAGAGGAACACTATTGTTCACAGTTTGTTATAGAAACATTAACGGAATAAATAACAATATTTTACAATAAATTAAGCCACTTTTACGAGTGGTTTTTTTTATGCAATAATTTTATAAGGTATTGGAGCTCAAATATAGTAGGGTTATGTAGGGTAAACACCATAAAAATCGTACATCTAAGCGACTTTTATACTAAAATAATACCAATATACTAGTTATTTATTAGAGTAGCTTAAAAGAAGCGTAAATCCTCTTTTATGGGAAGTAAGTTACCCAATGTTTAGATTTCAACAAAATATCTTTTCAATAAAAACTGGATATTCGAATCTGAAAAAATAGAAAAAAGTAGTTTACTATAGGGCTGATTTTCCATTTTGTAAAGTACTGATTTACAACACTTGTCAAAAAAAAGTTGTCGCTACTTTTACAAAACATACGACACTTTTCATTTTCTATGTCTTTCTACTGTTCTTATAGTTACTCCTAATATGTCCGATATATCTTTATTGTTTATATCTGGCTTTAGGTTTAGTATTTCTTGTATCTTTTGTTTAGTCTTTATATTAGCTACTCTACTTATCTCTTTTATCTTAACATCTATCTCTAGACTTCTTCTCATATCTTCTAGGTACTGTGAATATCTGTTCTTATATTCTTTGTTCCATTTATAGATACTGACGTGTATCCAAGACATAGGTTTATTATAGTTGGTAAAGTTTCTTACATAGTGTCTATTCCAGTTACCATCTAATTTAGACATCCATACAAACTCATAACCATCGTATACTACTTTATGGTTAGTTATGTCTTTTAGTTGTTTAAGGTGGTTATCTGACCAACTTGTCTTATACATCTAAGAAATAATTAAGGTATTCTGAGTATTCATAATTTTTATCTATTTTATTATATTTAGGATTAAATATATTAATATAAACATATTCGCCTAATAATAAATTTTCACATACAAATCCATTAGGTATCTCAATAAAGTAAACACTATCAAATCTCTTTGTTTTCCTATGTTCTAATATTCTACTAAAAACAGAATAACTAGACATACCAACATAAACTACAACATTGTCTTTGTATAAAAAATATATTCCTTTGTAGTTTACCTGTTTACACCTGCTCTTTAAATTTACTCTTTTCTTATAAAGCTCTAAATAGTCACTAATACCACTATAAGTATAAGTCATACATCTATAGTTATTGTTTCTGTATCATTCTCCGAGTCTCTTATGAGTTTAAGAATGGAATTGTATCCTTCTATCTCGGAGATATAATTGTTCTTTATGCATCCTATGATGTGCATTAATCTAAGCTTATACTTATCAGACATTATAGTCCTGTAGTAATACCATTATCTATCACACCTATTATGTGTCTAAAGGTACTTCTTTCTTGTTCTCCTGTTACATCTACTCCATTGATGAAGAATCTGTAGTGGTCTTTCTTGTCTGTTGGTCTTAGTTCAAAGTTATTCATCTTTTGTTGGTATTAAGGTTTCTAATTGTTTTTCTATCTCTTCTACTTTTCGGTTAAGTTTGTTAGTGGCAACGTATATTGACGTTATAGCACTTTCTATAATCTTAAACCTCTCTTTAGTTGTATGTTTCTTCTTTAGACTCATAATTAGTATACTAGTTGTTTTGGTTGTTCTAACTTATCTATAGACACCCTAATAGACTTTACTGGTATATCTCCATCTAAATAAATATTCCAAGACTTAACAACAGCATTATAAAGCCATTTCTTCTGAAGTTGATTTCCTTTATTCTTGTTCCTTACAACTGTATTTCTAACCCAGCACACAGCAGAACCTTCGCTAACTACAATACCACACAACATCTTGAAGAAGTTCTCTGCAGTATCTATACTGATATGTTTTGTGTTCTTCTCCATTAGTTTGTTGAACATAAAGCACAAGAAGCTAGAGGAAAATACTTTATCATTCTGCTTAGAGTATAAAGGATTTATAGTAGATATGATATTTTCTAGCTTATCATTGTTTGATGAAACATAATCAAGTACAGATTGATTGCAAATATTTGTTTGTTTAGAACTATCTGCAGAATATCTATTCACAAGTATTAGTTTAGCTGTAGCTGCCTTTAATGCACCATAAGTATATCCGTTTAATGTTAAGACATCTGAAGCACTTCTATTCTTTCCAGTATCTATAGAACTCATAACATTAGAGTCTACACCTGTAACAAGAATAGCTTTCCAAGAGTGATTTGCTTTTATAGTAGCTTCTAGCCTATGTTGAGCATCCTTTAAAGCACCATCAGAACCTATTATGATAGACTCTCCGTTTTCGTGCCACTTACCTGTCCTCATCTTGTAAACCATAGATGATAAATTTGTTTCAGATAACTTTCTGTTTTTAACGTTTAATGATAAAATCTGTTTTGCTAATGTAGGATTCATATCTACTACACTTACACTCATTTTGTTTGTAATTAATTTCATTTTGTTTATTGTTTATATTAATAATTTATTTACTTTTCAAATCTATTGATTATTTTTGATACTACCAAAATTATTCTACTAATTTTAATACGATGCCATAAATTAGCATCCCTATTGTTAGTGAAAATGCTAGAAATAGTATTATTCCTTCTAACACATTTGATTTCTTTTTCATAGTTCTTTGTATTTGTCTTTTAATGATACATAGTGATAATCAGACTTACTTAGCTTTAGGTCTATTAAGTCATCCATTGCTTCCTGTCTTTTTATACAAGCAGGTAATTTGTCTATTAGTTGTTGTAGTTTCTGTATTAATTTCTTTTTGTACATATTTTATTATTTAAATTATTAACCAACCTATTAAAAGTCCTACAAAAAAACATACTATTGCTGTTTTAAATAATAGTATTATTGCTATAAAACATTCTTTGTCTGTCATAGCATCTTATAGTTTATTAGTTAGGTATCTTTCTAGTCCTGCTAATGCTCTCCAAGCTACCTTTGTTAGGTGTAAAATACCATCTTCATCTACAGGATTAACTGTATGGTCTATTAAGTGCCTAGTTAGAGCATCATATTCGTCTTTTGACTTATTCATATCCCAATGTAGTGGTTTATCTGGATGATGTTGGTCATTACCAGCCTTACTACACTTAGACACCTCTTTCAAGGCATTTGGGAAGTACTTTAGCACTCCACTAAACACAGGTATGTTCTTTCTAGCTTCAGCATTGCTTAAAACCTTCTCTACATACTGGTATTGCCCATCTTCTTGCATTTCTGCCCATTTTTCTCTTGTATTCATACTAATTCTTTTGATATATTCTGGTTATTACTAATTGAATGATTCCAAAGTAGAAAACAATGTCTTCTTCGTAAACTTCTTCGCTTTCAAAGGGATAATGCCTTAATCCTAGCAATAAACCCTTAAAAAACCCAATTCTTACCTCATATCTTACTAAATCCATTGATTAAATTGTTAATAATTAATATTAATTTGACTTTGATATTAGCAAATATAGTTTTATTTTATTTATTTACCTAATAAAAAGACAAAAAACATAAAAAGCGTTATAAGATTATGAGTAAAATAGAACTTGATATTAGTATTCCTAACGATTTAAGTGGTATAACTGTACAGCAGTACCAAGAATACGCTAAACTATGGGAAGATAACAAGGAAGTGGAAGATTATGAGTTTATCAACAAGAAAACACTAGAGATATTCTGTGGATTGGACTTAAAAGACTCTTTTAAGATACCAATTAACACTTTTGATACCATATTAAGTCACATAAACGACTGTTTTAATGAGGACAAGCCATTTATAAACAGATTTAATATGACTGATGCAGAAGGTATTACTGTAGAGTTTGGTTTTGAGCCATCTCTAGATAAAATATCATACGGAGCATTTAAAGATGCTGAAAATTATATGAAAGACGTAAAAGACTTACATAGATTAATGTCAGTTCTTTACAGACCTATAATAAAAGACATAAGCAACAAGTATCACTACAGAATAGCTGAGTATGAGGGTAGTGATATGTTCTCAGAAGTGATGAAAGATGCACCAGTTAACGTAGCATTGGGAATGCAGGTTTTTTTTTATCGTTTAGGGACAAAATTGTCGAAATATACAATGGACTCTTTAATGGAACAGGCGAAATTAACGACCAACAAGGAAGGAAGGCAGCTTTTGGAAGAAAATGGGGAGATTATCAGTCGTTTTTATGCCTCGCACAAGACGATGTACGAAGACTTGACGAAGTCTCAAAGCTTCCATTACACCAATGTATGATGTACTTGGAATATGTACAAGACAGAGCCAAATTAGAGGCTAGATTAGTAAAAGATATACAAAATAAGAATAGATAATGGCACAAAACCAAGTTTACAACGTACTAGACAGCTTAAAGGCACAATTATTACAGCATCCACAATGTAATACTGTTACTACAGGTAACTTATCTGATGTTGACCTAGCAAAAACAACTATATTTCCCTTAACACACTTAATTGTTGATACAACAACCCTAAGTTCTAGGACAATTACAGTAACACTAAACGTTATTTGTATGGATATAGTCGATATAAGCAAAGATAAAGCTACAGATAACTTCTATGGTAACGATAACTCTCAAGATGTCTTAAACACGCAGCTAAACGTCTTAAACTACCTGTTTATGCAATTAAAGAGAGGAGATTTATGGGATGTTAGGCTAATTACCGATAATGATATGGATGCAACTCCTTTTATGGAGAAATATGAGAATATGTTAGCAGGATGGGAAGGTTCTATACAAATACAATTACCTAACGAGATAAATATCTGTTAATGGAAAAGAAAAATCTTGTAGCAGAGCTAAATAAGATAGCTGAAGAGTTTAAGGTTAGGCTTCAAAGAGGAGCTAGACTAGATAAGACTGTTGCTACAGGTAAATTTGCAAATTCATTTAAGGTTAAGGTAGAGGATGACTCTATAGAGATAACATCTGATGCAGAATATGCAAAGTATGTTGTTGATGGTACTTTACCGTCAAATAGTAATGCAGGTTGGGAGAAGAAGAAGAGAAATATAGAATCTTGGATAAAAGCTAAAGGTATTAGACCTTACAGAAAGCTAAAGAGTGGATATAAGTTTGCGAAAACATCAACACTAAAAGATAGTGCTTATAAAAGTGCTGTTTTTGCTATAATGAATAGTATATCTGAAAGAGGTACAATAAAAAGGTTTGGCTACAAAGGTAGTAACCTATTTGAAAGAGTGTATAAGGAGATTGAAGGTAAGATAGGTGCTGATATAACGGAAGCATACTCTGAAGATTTAAGAATTGAATTAAGAAAAATAATAAATATAAGCAATGAGTAAGATACTAGCAAGAAGTCCTTATTGGATTAATGCAACAGCTACGGATTTAATAAACGCTTCTATAGAGCTATGGGTTTATAGTGGAGTAACAGTACTTAATAGACCTAATACACCTAGTTACACCATAACCTCTACTGTCACAGATACTCCTAATACTGTGTATTGGGATATATCTGATTTAGTAAAAGACTTCATCGATACTAAGTATTATATTACTGAAGACAAAGCTGCTGTGTGGGTTGACTATAGAATTACCACAATCACAGAAACAGGAACAACTGTAGGAGATATACAAACTGGAGACTATGCTGTTTATGGGTATTCTTACTATGGAGAAGGTTATAATTTTACATCTTTAAATGGTTGCCTTATAGACAATGATATAATATACAAATTAGAAGATAATGACGTCTCTATTCCTTTAGCTAAAAAACTGTTTAAGGATATATCTTTTTTTAACGGAGATGAGATAGTTCATTCTGTAGTAAATGATACACCTTCTGATTGGACTGGTTCTGAAGAGCAGATAGAGTACTTTGGTATTAGTGGAGCAACTCCAAACTTATACAGTAATTTTGAGCAAAGAATATATTATAAAGGTGGCACTTTTGAGACTAATAAATGTATAGAGGCATTCTTAGATGAAGAGGAAATATATCCTGTTACAAAGGTAGTTATTTCTTCTTACGACTCTTCTGTTCCATTGAGAACAATAATTGTAGAAAACATAAGTGAATGTAAATACACTCCTTACAAGATAATATTTAGAAATAAATATGGTGCTAAGCAAGAATTATGGTTCTTTAAAGCATCTAGACTGTCTATGGAAGTCGAGAGAGAGCAGTATCAAGGAAACACAATAAAAGACTATAGGGCTGGAAACATATCATCTCACAGGAATGTTGATTTCTATACCACATCTAAAGAGACATTAACTATCAATAGTGGTTTTGTTCCAGAGGAGTTTAACGAGGTGTTTAAGCAACTTATGCTTAGTGAGCAGGTGTGGATAGATTACAAGCAACAAATATTGCCAATAAATGTATCTAACAAAACAATAGACTACAAGACCAAACTAAATAATAAATTAATAAATTACACAATAGACGTAGAATTTTCTTTTAACACAACAAACAACGTTAGGTAGATGAAAAACTTAGAGCTTTACATAGAAGATGGGAATGGAAACAAAGATAGGATTGACTTGTTTGATTATGAGGCAGTAAACTTAAATCAAAAGATAAAAGATGTAAGAGACATTTCTAAGATATTTACTGACTATTCGCAATCTTTTAAAGTACCTGCTTCTTCAAATAATAACAGAATATTTAAGCACTATTATAACTACAATATACAAGATGGGTTTGATGCTAGGTTTAAAAAAGATGGTCTTATACAAATAGGTGGAGCTGACTTTAGGTTTGGAAAGATAAGGCTTGAGGATGTAGATATGAGAAACAATAAACCTTATGCTTATAAAATAGTTTTCTTTGGTTCTTCTGTTGCTCTTGCTGAAATACTTGGGGATGCTGAATTATCTAATTTAAATTATTTAGATAAATTTAATCATAAATATGACGAAGATAATGTAAGACGAGGACTTGATACAGGGTTAGCTCATTTCTTAGATAACAATGGTGACGACATTATGCTTGAAAGTGCTATTGGGGATATTGTTTACCCTTTTATATCTTGTAATTCTTATTACTACTATAGCTCAGATAGTAATGACCACGGAGACCCAAACAGAGAGCCTACTATAGGTAGAAATTTACGTAAACAAGGAACTTCTTCTCATAATGGTATTGAATACTCAGATTTAAGACCGTCAATAAAATTAAAGCACATAATAAGTGCAATAGAGGCTCAATACTCAGCACTATTCTTTGATAAGACTTGGATAGACTCTGCTCCTTTTAATGAATTGTACCTACACTTAAATAAAGATAAAGGTACTATGTTAAGTGTTAACGATAATCAAATTGTTTTTAATGAGTCTGATTTTGGTATTAACACCGAGTTTGGTCAGATAACAACCAATCAATGGGTTAGTTATACACTAACTTTCAGTATAAGCCCTAATACTGGTACTGGTCCTTATGACTTGAGAGTTGTAGATACTACGTCTGGAGAGATACTAGGAGTTGCTGATGGCTTAGAAGGTGCTGGTAGTGTTGTAATAGACTATAGTGTTTTGTCATCTCAAGAACCTAGAAATTGGAACTTAAACTTTTTTATAACTACAAAAGAAGGAGGCGACTTAACAGACTTTGACGCATCATTAACTATGATTAAGAAGTTCCCAGAATCTTTTATTGGTTTTGCTGTAGCTGTGTATGGCTTTACCGACCCTCCTTACACAAATACTATAAGTTCAGTAGCTTCAGAATTTATAGTTGACATTAAAAGTCAAGCTCCTAAAATGAAGATTATAGATTTCTTGCAGTCTATATTTAAGATGTTTAATTTAACAGCTTATTTTCAAAGAGATGAATCTTTACCATCTAAAGCTAGGATAATGCTTCAGCCTTTAAGCTCATACTATTCAGAAGGAGAAGTTATAGACGTTTCTGATTATATTGACATATCAGAATCAACAATATCTAGAGCGCCTACATACTCTGAAATAAACTTCAAGTACGCTACACCTAAAACTTTTGGTATTAAGAGTCAAAACGAGATTCTAATCGATGATTTTGGAGATTTAAGTAGAGATAACAGAGATATAAATAACTTTGTTTCTGATGGTGGAAAGTATGAGGTAAAGCTAAAGTTTGAGCATTTGTTGTTTGAAAGACTGTCAGATGAAAATGATTTACAAGCACCTAGAACACCAATACAAACAGGTTGGTTAGTTGACAGTAATCAAAATACTGTAAAAACTGGACCGATAGTACACTTTGCTGTATCTACACCTGTAAACACAACTAATTACCCTATTGCTTTTACAGGAGCAACTAGTACTGCAAACCCTTTACTAGATAAGTATTTAAGACCTAGCAATGTTAGTGCTGATGGTTCTCAAACCATAAACTTTAATTACGAGAAAGATGAATATACTGGCATAGAGAATGGAAATAGCTTGTATAAAAACTATTATAAAACATACATAGACAAGGCGTTTAATCCATCAACTAGATTGATAAGTGTAAGTGCAAACTTACCATTAAGTGTTTTATTGAGGTATAGTTTAAGAGATGTGTTTAGAATAAATGAATTAGACTACAATATAAATAGTCTGCAAACGAACCTACTAACAGGTAAGTCAAAAATAGAACTTATTAATGGTAGTTTTGCTGAATCACTAATACCAGACACTCCTCATAGTATTTCGGTTACTTCGACAACCAATACCACTATAAATATAACTTGGACTGTACCTACAACTGGAATAAGGGCTACTAATTACGCCACTTATGTAGATGGCGTTCAACACGGATATGGGTCTTTAACATACCCATACAATAACTCAAACGCTCCAAACGCCTTAATAAAAAACCTCACAATAGGTCAAACGTACTCTATTCAAGTATCTTCATTTAGTTCTGATGGATTAGAGTCTTATAGGTCAGATGAGTTAATGGCTTCTACAACGACAACATCTACAACTCCAACAGCTCCATCTAATTTATCTGTTGTTAGTACCCTAGATAATTCTGTACTACTTACTTGGACTGCATCAACTTTTGATTCTAATGCAGGAAGCACAGGTTATAATGTTTATGTAAATCACGTTAGTTCTGGACTAGGATTTTTTTTACATTCAACTGTTTCTAGTGCAGACTTTACTAGTAATAGTTCTCAGTTTAATGTAACAAGTTTATCTGCTGGAACGGAGTATGAATTCAAGGTAAATGCTTTTGATTCTTACGCACCTACACCTAACTCTGGATTTAGTAATACTGTTACACAAACAACTACTGACTCTACGGATTTAATTCCTCCGAGTGTTCCTACTAATTTTACAGCAAGTAATATAACTACCACTAGCGTAGACCTTTCTTGGTTTCCTTCATTTAATCCAGATGGTACTGCTGCTACTGGGTATAAGGTTTATCAATCAACTACATTAATAGCAAATATTACAAATACTAGTCATACCGTTAACCTTTTAATAAGTGGAAATACTTATAAGTTTTTTGTATCATCTTATGATGCTAACGGAAATGAAAGTGCTAATGCTGGACCTGTAACTATAACAACACTATAATATGTTAAAAGATATAATAGATTTATTAAACGAAGATGATTGGCTAATATCTGATGAAGATATATTAATAGCTAAAGGAAAATATCAATCCATTACAAACTGGAAAGAATTTAAGTACAACATAAAACAAAGAAGATTATAAGATGGCAGATAATAAAAATGATATACTTTTAAAGTTAAAGATACAGACTGACAAAGCTAATGCTGCGTTAAAGAAAACTGAAGTACAAATAAAAAAGACTATACAGTCTTTTAAAGGATTAACAAAAGGAAGCTTACAATATCAAGAGGCTCAAGCTAGGCTAGCTAGTCAACAAGCTACTTATGCTCAACAGTCTGAAAAATACAACAATTCTTTAAGAATTCAAACAGCTGCTCAAGCTAGTGCTACTAAACAAACTAATCAGCTAGCTAGTGCTTCTGGTGGCGCTACTACATCTGTATTAGAACTTGGTAGAATAGTATCTGATGCACCATACGGTATTAGAGGTATGGCGAATAACATATCTCAATTAGCTTCTAATATGTTGTTTACTTCTCAGCAGGTAGATAAGACTAGTGGAAAGATTATAGGTTTTAGTGGTGTTTTAAAGCAGATGGGTAAAACTTTTATGGGACCTTTAGGTTTACTATTCTTAATTCAAGGAGCTATTGCGTTACTGGACGGTTTTGCAGGTGGAGCTACTAAAGCTAAAGAAAGTACTCAAGATTTAACTAAAGAGGTTTACGCTAATGCAATAGTAATGAGTGGTTATGTGGATGAACTAGAGGATGTGAATATTTCAGAAGAGAGAAGAAAGGTAGTGGTTCAAGAACTCACAAAAACAATACCAACACTTACTGCTGCTGACTTGGAGTATGGAAAAAACCTAGATAATGTAAGATTAAAGATTAAGCAATATACTTTGGCTCAAGCTAGTAGAATTGAAATGGATAAATTAGTTCAAGAAAATTCAGAACTATTATCTAAACAAATGAAGGTGGATTTAATAAACTCTACAGAAGACCAAGAAGAGAAGATAAAATTAATAAAAGGTTTGTTTGTAGATGCAGGAATTGAGACTCAAAAACTGGTTCAGCAATCTTATTCTATGGGTCAAAAAAGTATGACATTGAGAGATAAGACAAACAAAGAACTGATAAGAGACTTTAAGGAGTTAGCTAAGGGGATAAAAGAAGAGTCAGACCCTATAATAGATAGAATAGAAAGGTTGAGTCAAGGGTTAGTTTTAGAACCTAGCAAGTCAAGTAAAGGTAAAGGAAAGGTTAAGAAACTATCTCCATTCGCAACACCTAAAGAATTAGAGATAGATGTAAAGAACGCAGAGAACGCTATTATACAATACGAAAAACAGATAAAGGAGGCTAGGCTAAAAGAAGAACTTAACGATAAATTATCTGAAGCAACTACAGAAGAAGAAAAGAAAAAGATAAGAGAACAATATCAGTTAGATAGATTGAAAAATCAATTAAATGCTGAGAAGAAGATGCTAGACTTGAAGTTGGCTACAGAAAAAAAAGTAGTCAATACTAAAAGAGATAATCATATAGCAGACTTAAAAAGAGCCACAGACCTTTACATACATAAAGTAAAGCTAAATGATAAGTTATCTGCTAAAGAGAAAGAGCAAATGATAGGAATAGCTAAGTCTCAATTACAAATAGCTACCAATCAAGCAAATACAGAAGCAGATGATGCTATAACTCAAATTAAAGACAAGTATAAAACTTTATTTGGTTTCTTTGAGCAATTAGGAATAGCAAGAAAAGACGCTTTAATTTCTGGATTTGGAGCAGTCGAAGATGATGATTTAACTGGTATGGAAAAGTTTGCAGAAAAGTTTAACGCAATATCTTCATCTGTAACTGACTTTATGAATGGAGAATTTGATAGACAAATGACTATAGAGCAGAACAAGACTAATGCTTTAAATAATGAATTAAGAGAAAGATTGAATAATGAAAGTCTATCTGCTGAAGAAAGAAAGAATATTCAACTACAGATAGCTAGAAACGATGAAGAGTTAAGAAAGAAGCAAGAAAAGATAGAAAAGAAAAGGTTTAGAATGAATAAGGCTGCACAAATAGCAGGTGCTTTAGTTAATACTGCAGCAGCTGCAGCAGGAGTTATGGCTGATGCTAAAGGTGGTTTCTTCACGAGACTAGCACAGGCTCTACCTACTATTGCATTTGGTTTAGGTCAAGTAGCTATTATAGCTAGACAAAAGTTTCAATCTAGTGCTGGAGCAACAACACCTGCTGGTGCGTTAGGTGGTGGTGGCTCTGGTAGTGGAGATAATACTCGAGAGTTTAACTTTAACTTAGCAGGTAGCACACAATCAAATCAGCTAACACAATCAATAGCTGGTCAATTAAGCCAACCAATACAAACGTATGTGGTTTCATCAGAAATAACAAGTCAACAACAATTAGATTTAAATATAGCTAACACAGCAACAATAGGAGGTTAAAAACAATAATTATGGAAGATTTAGACATCATAGAATTAATAATAGACGAAAACAATCTAGAGGATGGGATAGAAGCTATCTCACTAGTAGAAAGTCCTGCAATAGAAGAAAACTTTGTAGCTTTAAGTAGACACAAAGTAGAATTCAAATCTGTAGATGACGAGAAGAGAATTGTAGTAGGACTAGCTTTAGTTCCAGACAAGGAAATATTTAGAAAAAGTGGAGACTACGCTTACAAGATAATGTTCTCTAAAGAGACTGTTAAGAAAGCATCTGAACTTTACCTTAAAAGACTAAAGAATAATAATGCTACGATAGAACACGAATTAGCAGTAAAAGGAGTATCTCTCATAGAGTCTTGGATAGTAGAAGACCCTAATATGGATAAAACTAACTTATACAAGTTAGATGCTCCAGAAGGTGCTTGGGCAGTAGTTATGAAGATTGATAACGATGAAATATGGGAAGATGTAAAGCAAGGTAAATATCTTGGTTTCAGTATAGAAGGTTTCTTTAGTCAAAAAGAACAAGAGTTAGCTAAACAAGACTTAGTAGAATACCCTCATATTATGTACAACCCTAAGACTGGAGATGAAGTAAAAATAATGGATAAAGAAGAACACGACAAGTATACAGCAAAAGGTTGGGTGCATAGCAAACCAGAAGGATACAAAGAAGAAGAATTAAAGTCTTATAGTGATTACCCACAGTCTGCAACTAACAATGCTAAAAGAGCGTTAGCTTGGGTTGAAAAGAATGGTTGGGGAAGTTGTGGTACTCCTGTTGGAAAACAAAGAGCAAATCAACTAGCTAATAGAGAGCCACTAACTAGAGATACAATATCTAGAATGGCATCATTTAAAAGACATCAGCAACATAAAGATGTGCCTTATTCGGAAGGATGTGGTGGTCTTATGTGGGATTGCTGGGGAGGAACTAGTGGTGTTGAATGGGCAATAAACAAGTTAGAGAAGTTATCTTTATCTGAAGAAGATACTGAAGCTTTAGCAGTATTAAATAAAATCCTAAACAAGTTAAAAGATGAGTAGAAGAAGAGAACAAGAATGGAGTAGAACATCTCCAAAGAACAAGAGAAGAGCTTGTTTATGTAAAGATGGTAGTAGGTATAGTAGAGACTGTTGTAAAGGCAGAATGATTAATCAAGGTATTGGTAATGTATAATTGGAAAATACAACAATATTTATATTACTAGTTATTAGTGTTATAGAGTTATTAATAATAAATTTTAATTTATGAAAAGTCCAAAAGAAATTGTAGATGCTTTCAAAAGTATTTTACTTTCTTCTGAAGAAGTAGTTGAAACACCTGTAGAAGAGGTTGTTGAACTAGCTGAAGAAAAAGTAGAACAAGCTGAGGAAGTTATCGAAGAAGCTCCTATCGCAGAAGAAGAAGTTATTTCTGAAGATTCAGATATTGAATCACTAAAGAAGAAATACGATTCTTTATACGAAGAGTTAGATTCATTAAAGGCTTCTGTTAAGCAGATGATGGAAATCGTTTCTCCTTCAGAAGAGAAAGATGTTCCTGCTGAGTTATCAGAGGAAGTAGAAATTAAGGAAGAAGTTACTGAATTATCTGTAGAAGCAGAAGAAATAGTACATTCTCCAGAAGCTCAAGTAGAGCAAAAACAACAACATTTATATTCACAAAGCAGAAGTAGAACTGTGAAAGATTCAATCTACAACAAACTATTTAATAAATAAAAAAAGATGGCAACAACAACTTCAATTACAACAACTTACGCAGGAGAAAAAGCAGCAGGGTACATCTCAGCAGCTTTATTATCTGCAAATACTATCGAAAACGGTGGTATTACTGTTAAACCAAATGTAAAGTTCAAGCAAGTAATCAAGAGACTTTCTACCACAGACTTAATCGCTGATGGAAGCTGTGATTTCGCTGCTACTGACACTGTTACTTTAGACGAGAAAATCTTACAACCAGAGGAATTCCAAGTAAACTTAAACTTGTGTAAATCTGATTTTAGAGATGACTGGGATGCAATATCTATGGGATATTCTGCATTTGACAACTTACCTCCTTCTTTCCAAGAGTTTTTAATCGCTGAGATTATTGCTAAGATTGCTGACAAGAATGAGAAAAATATCTGGATGGGTGCTACTGCAACTGCTGGAGAATTTGACGGATTAGTAGCTTTAGCTACTGCTGACGGAACTGTAAACGATGTAGTAGGAACTACTGTTACTTCTGCTAACGTAATCGCTGAAATGGGTAAAGTAGTAGACGCTATGCCTTCTGCATTATACGGAAAGTCAGATGTAAAATTATACGTTGCTCAAAACGTTTATAAAGCTTATGTAAGAGCTTTAGGAGGATTTGGTGCTGACGGAGTAGGAGCTGCTGGTTACGAAGCAAAAGGAAATAACCAAGCTATCAACTCATTATTATTTGATGGAGTAGAGGTATTCTTAGCAAACGGATTAGACTCTAACTATATGTACTTAGCTGAATCTTCTAACATCTTCTTTGGAACAGGATTATTATCTGACCACAACGAAGTAAAAGTATTAGATATGGCTGACATTGATGGTTCACAAAATGTACGTTTCGTAATGAGATTTACTGCAGGTGTACAACACGGATTTGGTTCAGACATCGTTCTTTACACTCCAGCTTAATTAACTGATTATTAACAATAACCCTCCTCTTTGTGGGGAGGGATATTAAAACCCAATACAACAAATGGCTTGTGATTTAACATTAGGAAGAAAAGAAGTATGTAAAGATTCGGTTGGAGGTATAAAAGCTATCTACTTCTCGAATTTTGAAGATACTACTACTGCTAGTTACACATTTGATTCTTCTGATACAGACGTTATTGACGCTGTGTCTGGAACACCAAATGTATACAAGTATGAAGTAAGAGATGCTTCTTCTTTCACGCAAAATATTCAGTCTAGTGCTGAAACAGGAACTACTGCCTTCGAACAAGTAGTTGAATTGACCTTGAAAAAATTAACTGTTGATGACCATAAAGAATTAAAATTACTTTCTTATGGTAGACCAAGAGTTATCGTTCAAGACCAAAATGACAATTACTTTTTAGCTGGACTTGAGAATGGCTGTCAAGTAACTGCTGGTACTATCGTAACAGGACAAGCAATGAATGACCTAAGTGGTTATACATTAACTTTAACTGGTATGGAAAAGAGACCTGCTAACTTCTTGGATTCTGACCCTGCAACTGTAGGATTTACTGTTGTAGTTCAATCATAGTTTTTAAGTTTACTTTATGTTTTTTAGTTTAGGTCTACTTCGGTAGACCTTTTCTTTTGCAATAAAAACAAAAAAGTAAATATACGTTATAAGTTTATGATTAGATTATTGCCAACATCAAGCTCACAAACTTTTTCTATCTTACCTAGAACATTAGATACAACAGGTATCGATGCTACAATAAGAGAAGACGGAACAGGCAACGTAGTAACAATTTCAAATGTTACAGCATCAGTCAACAATGACTACATAGATATAACTCTATCTTCAGATAAGTTTATAGCTGAAAGAGCCTATGTCTTAGAGATGACTAGAGGTGCGAATTTATGGTATAGAGATAAGATATACGTTACAAGTCAAACAGACACGGATATTTACCATACTATAAATACTGGTTACTATGAAGAGAACGATACAGATGGCGATGATAAATACATAACAATATAATGGGTAAAATAAATATTAAAAAGAATTATTCAGTAAGTAAGCCAAAGACGTATACTAAGAACTTTAGTGTCGTTGAACTATCTACCTATGAGATGCCAAAGGCTATAGAAAGAAAAGGAGATAATTGGGTTAGCTGGGGAGAAGACAACAATCACTTTGGTAGACTAATAGACTTAAATCTAGGTAGTCCTACTAACTCAAGATGTATAAAAGGTATATCTGATATGATTTATGGTAGAGGATTAGAATGTACTGATAGTAAAGAGAAGCCTGTAGATTGGGCAGAGACTCAATTAATATTTAAGCCTAAAGACATTAAAAGAATAGTAAACGATAGGAAAGAGTTAGGAATGGCTGCTATTCAAGTTGTTTACAATAAAACTAAAAAAAGAGTACTAAAAGCATTACACTTTCCAATAGAAACTCTTAGAGCTGAGAAAGCTGTAGATGGAATTATCAAGGCTTGGTACTATCATCCTAATTGGGCTGAGTACAAGAGAGGCGATAAGCCTAAAAGAATACCTGCTTTTGGTCAAGGTGGTAAGAAGGAAACTTCTGAGATATTTGTATCTAAACCTTATCAAAGTGGATTTTGGTATTATACTCCTAGTGACTATCACGGATGTTTACAGTACTGTGATTTAGAGGTAGAGGTATCTAACTACCATATCAACAATATAAAAAATGGTTTACAGCCTAGCTTGTTTATTAATTTCAACAATGGTATTCCTCCAGAGGAGACTCAAGAAATAATAGAAAGCAAAATAAACGATAAGTTTGGAGGAACAAATAATGCAGGTAGAACAATTATAGCTTTTAACGAAGACAAAGATAGTTCTGCAACTATAGACCCTATACACTTACCAGATGCTCACGCACAATATCAGTTCTTAGCTGATGAGAGTAGAGAGAAGATAATGTTAGGACACGGAATTGTATCTCCTATTTTATTAGGTATTAAGGATAACACAGGTTTTGGTAACAATGCAGAGGAATTAAGAACTGCATCTATACTTATGGATAACTTTGTTATTAGACCTTTCCAAAAGGATTTATTAGATGATTTCTGTGAGATATTATCTGTAAATGGAATATACCTAAACTTATACTTTGTTACTTTACAACCTATTGAGTTTACAGAATTAGACAACATCTCTACTAAGATTAAGAGAGAAGAAGAAACAGGAGAGAAGCTAAGTTCTCAAGAAGAGCCAACAGACTTTTCTGATGAAGAAGGAGATGATATGTTACAGCAGTTAGAAGGCTTAGGAGAGATTATAAGCGATGATTGGGAGGTTATACATACTGAGAAGTATGCTGAGGAGTTAAGTGAGGTTAAAATGGCTGAAATTAAGTCTAGTAATAAATCATCTAAGGAAGATAGTGAAATCTATAAAGTTAGATACGCTTATATGCCTGTAAGAAAATCTCCAGACAGTAGAACTTTCTGCAAGAAGATGGAAACGTTTACAGAAAGAAAGATAGTATTTAGGAAGGAAGATATTAATATGATGTCTTTTAGAGGTGTAAATAATGAGTTAGGTCATAACAGACAAAACTATAGTTTACTAAAATTTAAAGGAGGTAAAAACTGTCATCATTTCTGGGAATTAAGAGTATACAAGTTGAAAGGAGATAAGAGAGTAGACCCTAAT